CTTCACCGGAGCCCACAGGACCGAGTGGGAGAATTGCCGTAAGATGTGGCCCCAATTGACCCTGAAAGATCGCCCAGGACTCATCCAGTATGTCTCCGAGTACATAAACTGGCAGAGGGCCATGAAGTATATCAACAAGAATGGCTTCCTGGATAACGATGGAAAGAAGTCCCAGATGTTCCTCATCTACAAGGACCTCGGGGCAAGCCTCCAGAGGTTCCGCAACGAGATCGGTGCCACCGCCGCCCACAGGACGAAGGCTGCCGATGTGAAGAAGCCACCAGAAAAAGAGCCGGAGGACGATCGTGACTTATTCGCCTGATCCGCACCGCCCTGCAGACGGTGTGAGACCGAAGAGACCCGTCAGGAAGCCGGACGGCAGGGGACAGCGCGTCAACAACCGCTCCAACATCAGGGATACCCCGAACATCGAGCCGTCCCTTCATTACGCGATGATGGTCTCCGAGGGGCGCATCCCTGCATCCGAGCCACACAAGGCGTTCTGTGCCACGGTAGTAGAGGACTTCGCCCGACAGAACGAGGTTGGCTTCCCTTGGGTGTTCGATCCCATCAAGGCGGATCGCTTCATGCGCTTTGCCAAGAACCTCATCATGACCGAGGGGCAGTATGCCGACCAGCCCTGGGATCCTCTTCTATGGCAGCTCTGGTACTGCCGCACCCTGATGGGGTGGGTGGACAGGGAGACGGGCTACAGGCGGTATAGAAAGACCTTTTTGATTACGAGCAAGGGGAGCGGGAAGAAGCTGTGCTCCGCCGCCCTTCTTCTCTACCTCCTGTCCGCCGACAAGGAGAAGGGCGCGCAGGTCTACCATCTCGCCAATACTTACGAGCAGTGTATGGTCGTCTTCCGCTATTGTGTCCAGCTCATCGACTCGACTCCCCTTCTTCGGGAGCACTCCGGCATCGACGTGTGGGGCGGCGGCACCAACCCGAAGAAGCTCGTCAAGGGCAACAGCATCGCGATCGCCATCTCCTCGACCTCGAAGGCGCCATCCGGACCGCTACCTTCGGCAATACTCGTCGATGAGTACCACGAGGCACCGAGTGCCGAGATGCTCAGCCTCCTGGCAGCGGGCTTCAAGAACCGCCGACAGCCACTCCTTGCCATCACCACCAACCGGCACGCCGACGAGGATACCCCCTGCGGTGCCGAGTTCCTCTATGCCAAGAGGGTGGCGACGGGAGAGATCGACGACGATACCTACCTCCCAGCACTGTTCTACAACAGCGAGAGCGACAACGTGCTGGAGGATGAGTCCCGATGGGAGGCAAGCAACCCCTCATTGCCCGAGATCCCGGGTCTGCCATACCTCCGTGCCGAGGTGAAGAAGGCGATCGGGATGTCCGGTCATACCAAAGCAGAGGTGCTGAGGCTCAACTTCAGTATCGGCGGGCAGGATGTCGGGGGATGGATCTCCGCGTTGAAGTGGAAGCAGGTGGAGGTCAATAATCTCTCTGAGACCAAGCCGAACGCTACCTACATGGGACTGGATCTGTCCTTGACTACCGACCTCTCGGCCGCAGTGGTCGTGTATGACTACCTGGACCACATGGAGGCGTTCGCAAAGGTATGGATGCCGCTGTCGAAGCTCAACGAGATGGAGCAGACAGACCACCGCAACTACTCCATGTTTCGTGACGAGGGGTATCTCACGATGTCGGGGGTGGAGACCATCGACTACCAGGACATCGTCGATTTCATCATGGAGACCCACCAGAATACCCCGATCACCGCCCTGGCGTTCGACAGGTGGGGGATGGTTGAGATCAGGAAGCTGTTCGACAACCACGGGTTCGCCTACGACACCACCGGCTATGTAGGTGCGTCCTCGATGTATCTGGCGGACCACCCACAGAGCTTCTCGGCAAAGGCGGACCCCGATCCGAAGAAGATCCACCTGGCGATGCCCCGCTCCATCAAGCGCACCGAGGAGACCATCCTCAACAAGCAGATCAAGATACTCTTCAACCCCCTGCTGCGTATCGCTGCGATGTCAACGGTGCCCATCATGGACGGGCACAACAACAGGAAGCTCACCAAGAAGGGGCAGAACACGCGGATCGATCCGATGGTCGCCCTGACGATGGCTATCGGTATCGCCCACGAGTATCGTGACCCTCATGGACGCTTCCTCACCACGGACATTGACAAATTGGTGATGAACTTGTAGTCTAATTATGATGAACTATGAAATAGAGTAAGCGGAGGTTAAGTCATGGCATGGAGATGGCCTTTCGGTTGGGGCAGCAAAACAGAGATCGAACCCGTCGCCCAGGACGAGGGTGTTCGGCTGTCTCCTGCCAACCTGACCGTTGCCAACCTCATCAAGTACTTCGGGATGTCGGGTGATTCCAGCGCCCTCGGCTACTACACCCTGTCGGGAGGCGGCTCACTCTTCTCCTATCCGACGTTCGCCAGGTGTGTGGAGTTCATCTCCGGCAACATCGCCAACTTGATGTCCGATCCGGAGTCGCTGATGGTTCTGGATACGGAGGGACGCCTCTCCAACTCGCGACGGTCGAAGCAGGTATCCGAGCTTCTCACCCACTCGGCTGACCAGGAGACCTCGGCCTACGAGTGGATCGAGAGCTTCGCGGCTGACTATGTCGTGAACGGTAACGCCCTTGCCCGCATAGAGAGGCGTCCAGACGGTATTCCGTTCCGCCTCGTCCGCCTGCGACCCGATGGCGCCCATACCTCGGACACGGAGAACGGCGTCGTCTACAGGGCGATGGAGTGGGACAGCGACAGGCAGGTGGTGGTCGCCGATCGGGACATCATCCATGTCAAGTGGCCCAGCACCGCTACCAGGGGATGGACCAGCAGCAGCGACCGGAACCGTTTCGCGCCTGCCCCTGCTACCCTTCTGCGACCGGCGACCGAGATCGGGCTTGCGAGTGACGAGTACATCCGCTCCTACTTCAGCTATGGGGGAAACAAGTCCGACATCGCCATCGTATGGAAGCCCGAGCTCAACGAGAGCCAGTACGAGACCTTCAGGAAGCGCCTCCAGGAGAAGCAGCCCCGAGAGCCGATGATCCTGTCGGGTGGGCCGGAGGTGAAGTCGCTTCAAAGCACGGCGCAGTCCAGCGACACCGCCCAGCTTCGCGAGTTCCAGATACGCGAGGTTGCGCGATACTTCGGAGTGCCACCGGCTGCTTTGGGGGAGGGATCGACGGACAAAGCCGCTACGAGGGCCGAGGAGATTGGGAGAATCGCCTGGAGATTTGGTTTGCAGCTTCATGTAAACCGATTTCTTACTGCGATGACCTACAAGATGCTGGCGAAGGGTGAGAGGATGGATGTTGATGCAATCCACCTTGTTCGTGGTGATCCAGCGTCTATGGCTCCGCTATTTACGGTTCTCAGGACAGGTCCGAATGGCACAGGTGACCTCTCAAGACAAGAGGCACGGCGATATATTGGGCTTCCGGCGATGCCGAGAAGGGGTGAGGAGCTACCGCCTGAGAGGACGTGGCCAGAGGAGAAGCCGCAAGAGACGCCACAGGAAGAAAATCCAAGGGCTCGACGAATGAACGGAACAAAGCCATCAGGCATAATTTTGGAGGAATCACGAGCATGATGGCACCACGCGGACTTACACTGGAAGAGAAGTGTCACTGGCATTTGGAGCGGGCGAAGGAGAACGGGGCGTTTCATGATGTCGATGGACCGATGGACACTCCGTGCATCGAGATCGACTACGACAAGGCGCCTGGGATTCATAAAGGTAGTGGTGGATATCCTCAGGTATCTTCTCCAAAGAGTACTGGACAAGTGAGATTTGGTAGATTTCTCTACTCTCTATTTCATGGAGATCCAGTCAATTTACGTCCAGGAAGTAAGAAGGGTGCTGTTGTGATTCGTCATCGGTGTGATCGCCCTTCTTGCGTGAACCCTCGTCATCTGGAGAAGGGGTCTCAATCAGATAATATGAATGACTCCTACTTGAGAGGTAGAAAACCTGTAGGTTGTGCGGGGGAGAAGCATCATAATTCCAAAATAACCGAGCAGGATGTTGTAGAGATTCGTTACCTATATGCGAAAGGTGGCATCTCTATGGCTGACATCGGCAAGCGGTATGGAATGCGCGGAGAATCAATCTTCGGCATCATACACGGCAAGAGATGGGGTCACGTCAAGGAAGGACTTCCAGCGAGGGCAAGCGCATGAGCACCGTAGCAGGAAAATGTAGGGACTACCTCAGGCGGATGTCCCTTCCAGAGGCAGTCATCGAGGAGCTGAACCTCGACGACCTCTCCGAGGACGCCACCAGGAGCCTCCACCAGTTCATGATGCGCCGTGAGCGCGAGAGCGCATACTGTCACGGGGTCATGCCGGATGCCCTGGCGAAGTACAAGCAGATACGACCTCGCGCAGAGACCGACGATGAAGAGGATGACGGATCTCCTCGTGCCGACATCGTTCTGGATGGAGTGATCGTGGACGATGCTACCAAGGAGGCATCCTCGGAGGAGGCGGGTATGGTGTCCCCCCTCGATCTCAAGGAGCAGATCGACGCTCTTCCAGAAGGAAAGGATAGCGTTCGCGTGCTTCTCAACTCGCCAGGGGGCTCTTTTTTCGCCGCTGTCACGATGGCGGACATGTTGGATGACCTGAAGGATGTCGCCATCGTCGTGAGGGTGCGAGGGGTGGCTGCCTCGGCTGCCGCATACATAGCGCTTCGCATACACGACGAGCTTGAAATGGCGTCCGGATCGTTCCTCATGGTACATCGCGGAACGGTTAATGGATGGAATCGTGGCGATCTGGAGAAGCTGGATTCGATGCTGGCAAAGGTTGATGCTGAGCAAGTACAGACAGTGTATGCTGCCAGCAACATGAAGTCCGAGGCGGATGCAATTGCCGCCATCGATGCTGAGACTTGGTACTCTGCGGCAGATGCGTGGGAGGCTGGATTCACGACCTCTCCACCGGAACCTGCGGCGAGGAACAAGAGGAAGAAGGTTCGCACGGAAGCGCGAAGTGATGTACTCTCGGGTTTGGGCCAGCCAGGTCCTTCCCAGGGCTTGTCTGCCGCAGGCTTGAGAGCCATGTTGCGAGCAAGGCAAATCTTCAGTAAATAACATGGAGGACATTGTTATGTCCAAATACGACAGGGTTGCTCATGACGAAGCGGTCGCCTTCCTCGCAGCCAAGGAGGAGGAGCTTCGAGAGATCTCCTTGCAGGTGAATGAGAACGCCGCCACCGATCAATGGACCGACCAGAAGTCGATGGCACACTCCGCACTGGCGAATCGCCACTCGGTTGTCGCCTCCGAGGTGTCCCTGGCCCGTGAGAGGGTCAAGGACTTCGCAGAGCGTGCATCCGCCATCCGGCAGCGTGGCCGCGAGCCGTCCGCCTACGCGCGGTTCATCGCCAAGGGCTACCAGGGTCTCACCTCCGAGGAGCGCACGGAGATGAAGGCGGATGATTCTTCCTACGCGATGGCCTATCCGAACGTGGAGGTCATCAAGTACAGGATCCCCGAGATCGAGGCAGCCACCACCACCGACACCTCCTCGGCGCAGGAGACCGTGCCGGAGTACATCGATCCGAACGTCGTGGAGACCCTCGCCTTCCAGGGCGAAGGGGCAATGGTTCTGCCCTACCGCTTCACCACGGCCACCGGCAACGAGCACCGCATCCTCCAGTTCGACGAGTCCACCGAGATGGGAACGATTCTGGCAGCCCAGAATACCGCCATCACGGACAACGATCTGGCGGACTTCGGGGTGACGACCTTCCACGCGCGGACGATCACGTCCGGCATGATTCCCATCACCCGTGAGGCCATCCAGGACTCCATCGTGGATCTGGAAGCCTTCGCCAACCGGCGCGGCGGGCGGCGTATCATGCGGCGCATGGAGCTGGAGATCACCAAGGATGGCGATGGCAGCGGCACCCGTGCCCTGTCCGTCATCAACGGTGCCCAGGATGGTGTGACCACGGCGACCACCGATGTCCTGGTGTGGACTGATCTGGTGGAGCTGATCTACTCCGTGCCCCGTGCGTATCGGGCAGGCGGGGAGTCGGGTCCCTACGGCGCCAACGAGCGTTCGGGAACCGTCGCCTTCTGCTTCTCCGACAGCATGGAGAAGGCGGTCAAGCTCCTGAAGGACGGGAACGATCGTCCGCTGTGGATGCCGGAGATGGACGCCAGCATCGCTCGCACCTATCCAGGTCGTATCTTCGGGTACCAGTATGCCGTCTCGATGGACGGTGCCTGGACGGATCTGGCTGCCGCAGCCAATCCAGGGGATGTTCTCGGTGCCTTCGGCAACTGGGGCTACTTCGGGCGCAGGACGGTGCGCGAGGTCGAGATGTTCCGCTTCATGGACTCGGGGACGATGGCAAACAACGCCATCAAGATCCTGCTCCTGGCGCGGTTCGATTTCCGTCCCATCGGTGCCTTCGGTTCCGCAGGCAACGCCAACAAGACCGCTGCGGTCAGGCTGCTGAAGAACAAGTAAGCAACCTAGGGGGCGTCACAATAGGGTGGCGCCCCCTGCATGAGGAAATAACAAATGCCCCATCTATTCAAGCTACGCGCCTTGCATTCCTTCGTCGATGTCCAGAAGATCGCGACGGACAGCGAAGGTGATGCGTCAGGTGCTGTCGTCTCCGTTTCCAAGGGAGACATCATCCATCGTGGTGAGGAAGTCGCCGATAAGCTGATCGACTCGGGACTCGTCGAGGAGATCCTCGACCCGATCGACCAGATGGTGCAGACGGCGCACGATCTCGGGGATGTCGCTTTTGTCACCGATAACCAGGAAGTCACCGCCGCATGTGCCGAAGCCGGTGTAGGGTGCGCCCCTACCGGCAACAAGGGGAAGAAGTAAATGGCTGATTCCGCGCTCGCATGGTGCAGTGTCGACCGGCTGAAGGAACACCTGTCCTTCTACAAGGGATCTGATGGCACCTTCACCAACACCGAGCAGGACACAAAAATTCTTGATTGCATCCAGGGCGCGGTGTCCTGGTGTGCGGCGTATACCGGACTTCCCCTGTTGAAGAGAATCAAGCAGTTTCGCATCATTGACAACCAAAGGATTGACGATATAACCGCCCCCATCCCCGTAGCCAACGTGGTTGGCTTCGATGGAATCGAGAACGCCTACCTCGTGCCGGACAGCAACCTAAGCAGGGATTGGGTGGTGTTCGATGGGAGCGCGGATAGCTGGCAGAGGCCATACAAGTGGCGGCTGAATTCTGACCAGACAGCCATCCGTCAGGACTGGCTAATCTATCCAGGATCAGAGGGGTCAGTCAGGGAGGGGCAGGAAGACGTTCGTGAGGTATGGCCTCCCCTGAACAATGGCATCGTCCTCCATGTCATCGAGAACATCCACCCCACCAGGAACATCAGTGGGGGTATCATCAGGGAAGGAAACTTCAACCCGAATGCCCGCGACTACACGGCAATCTCCAGTGCCGTGGTACTGATGGCTCGCGATCTGTATGATGGTGGTGGCATCATGGAGAGGAGAACCACCGCAGAACACTTGCTGGATCCGTTTCGCGTCGTGAATATTTGAGGAAAAACAAATGGCACTGCTCACCATCGTCGCCGCGAACTTGGGTATCTCCCCGAGGGACGCCAACCTGCGTCTCTTCTCCCGCCAGGCAGGGGGAGCGGGGTCACTGCCCATCCGATTCGATGCAGGGTCTCCGAACCCGATCTATGCGGGTGCATCCTCGGTCGAGGTGGTGCTGAACCTGGAGGGTGAGTTCGATGTCGATCTCCCCGCCTCCAATACTTACGATGTCCCCCAGGAGTACGCCCTCTACAACGGCGCGACACTGCTTGGCTACTTCTCCCTCCCAGATACTGGCATTCCAGCCCTCCAGTTCTCCCAGCTTCGCAGAACCACCCGTCCGGTGTCCGTCCCTGCGTTGCTGTCCGCCACCGAGCCGGTCGATCCTGCCGAGGGTGAGTGGTGGTTCAACACTACCTCCAACGTGCTGTCGGTGAGGCATTCAGGGGCATGGGTGACGGCGACCTCGATCGGATCCGGTGGAACTACGGTCATCTACCTCGCCAAGTACGACATTTCCGCATCCACGGGTAATACCATCCAGGTAGCACAGGACACCCTTGGAAGGGACGCCATCAAGACCTTCATCGGTCCCCCAGGTCAGACGCACACCGAGCCGACCAGCCAGGGTATCCATGTGACGGAGGGCGGCATCTACACCGCCGAGCTCCACATGGATCTCACCATCCAGGCAGCTTCATCGGATGGTGAGTGGGGTATCCGCCTGATGAGGACGGACGGGAGCACCGGAGCACAAGAGGTCATTCACGACAGCACCACAAACACCATCCATGTCGATGACTTCGCGAATACCGCAACCACGGATCGCAAGTATTCCTTGGATGTCCAGCTTGTGATGTCGAGATTCGATGAAGATGACTACCTGTTCGCAGAGGTCACCTTCTCACACTCCCAGGCGACCACCCAGACACTGACCTACGACATTCGAGGCGGCGACATCGTGGTGCGGCGCTACGAGGGCGAGCAGGGTCTCGCTGCCCGTGGCGTGACCATCGCACAGGTCAACGATCGTATCGCCGCCGTCGTCAATCCCCATGCCCTGAGAGGGAACTTCATCTCCGAGGAAGACTTCGACGAGATCACCAGGAACGACATCAGGAAGAGTGTGGATGTCAACGGAATCAGCTCTTCCGGCAGGCAGATCGACTTCTACTCGAATGATGGGCGGACAACCAACCAGATCAACGTCCCAGGCATCACCGTCTCGGACGAAGGAACCGTTGTCGATGTCGGCACCCTGGGGGCAACGCAGATCGATTTCCATGGGTCTTCCGTCACCGTATCCAGGGTCACGGACGGGGTCGCACGTGTCACAATCACTGGAGGGACTGGTGGCGGAGGACCCACCAACGACGACATCACCTCCCTGATCGAGTCGAATCCAGATGTCGTGCGTTCCGGCGAGTTCGAGTCGGCGATGCGGTACAAGCGTGATCTCGTTCGTGGGGTATCCTTCACCCAGGGTCTCTCCCTTGCTGCCGGTAGAATACCAACCAGTCCAATGGTTGGACCTCGTGAAGAGGACATGTTCCTTGAGGTGACGGTGGCGGGTGATGCCGTCTATCGGTTCCTGCAGACGACCCTCCTGAATCTCCCTGCGGTCAACGATTCGGATCAGTTGAGCTCCGGCAACTCCATTACCTGGACGGGAAGCAACTCATCCAACGAGTACCATATTGCCCATGCCAGCAATGGAGAGATTCTCTTCGCTGCTGACAACATCGGGTCGTACAACCTGACAATCGTTGCCGATCACATCGATCTGGAAGGGTTCGCACGGAGAAGCACCAGCACCACGGTTCCGGTCGGTAAGCTCGGCACCGGAACGGCGGACTCCACCAGGGTTCTTCATGGAGATGGGACTTGGCAGGTTGCGGCAACTGGTGGTGGTGAAGATGCTGCTACCTGGGCAGAGGACGGGAATACCGATCTCGTCCCCGTAGCCAAGCTCGGCACCGGAACGGCGGACTCCACGAAGGTTCTACATGGGGACAATACCTGGAAGGATGCCTCTTCTGCCGGACTGAACCAAACCGAGGTCAACGCTCTCATCAACGCCCGTGTCCAGGACCCTGCAGAGACGGGCAACACCACCCGATGGGCGAAGGACAAGGTTCCATCGGACATCGTCTATGATACTCCCCATATCGAGGCAGTCATCGGCGCATTCTCCGGCACGGACCAGACCACGGACAGCAACACCATCTTCGTCCAGGCATCCTATGTCGCCGATCCGTCCCTCGCTACTCTGAGAAGCATCCCCGACAGTGATTGGGTAACCGCCCAGGAGGTAGGTCCCAGGGTCACGAATGTCTATATGGCTATCCGTGTTCCCATCGGCGAGGATACTGCTGTCCAGGCGGGACAACGCGCCTTCGACGTCACCGAGAGTGAAGTAGGAGACTTCGAGAGATACACTTCGGACACCTGGTCGCGCAAGGGGACGAACGTTCAGGGCACCCAGGTGTATTACACCGTGCGGGTTGCCGATCTGCCCTCCGGCGCAATGTATCTCGTCCGCGAGCAGCACGAGCTCGACCTCGACGGGGATTTGATCGACGCCGACCAGTGGCGCACTACCCTCGGCTTGGTGGGTGGTGTCCGCTATACCGTGGTGTCTCCTACCGTGCAGACCACCAGCTCCGCACAGAGCAAAGCCACGGCAAGCATCGCGGTGACCCCCGCCGCCGATCTGGATGACAACCTCTACCGGCATGGTGAGTGGCACATCCACATCCACGGAACGGCATCCATTGTCTCCCCTGGAACCGATCCGAACTTCGGCTATGAGCAGGGCAAGGCGAACCAGACGGACGACGACAGAACGGCAGAGGATACAGCCATCATCTTCGTAGGCGGGGCGGACGGGCTTCGCGCCGCAACGGATCGCACTGGAGGGATTGGTGCAGGTGGTGGCGGCATCCGTGCCAAACGCCGTCCCGTCTACTCCCTGAATACCTTGCTCGGCTATGACGTGGTTATTCTCAACCGCGACAGCCAGAACACTGTCGGGGTGATTGGATACTTCGAGACGGCAGGCGGGAACGCACTCAACTATAACTTCGTGAATCGTGTCCAAATCGTCTATCACCCAAGCGATGCTCCAACTCTGGAGTCCCTGTCGGGGCTGACGCAGGCAGAGGTCGATGCCCGTGTCCGTGCCGGTGTCGCCGATTGGGCAGAGGCAGGCAACAACGATGTGCTTCCAGATGCGAAGATTTCATCTAACATTGCCAGAGCCAATACTGTTCCTTCCAACTCCCGCATTGATTCCAGAGCACGTGCCCTCATCGCAGACTGGGCAGAGTCTGACAACAATATCTCAAATGTACCGGCTTCCAAGCTCGGCTCCGGCACGGCTGACTCCACGAAGGTGCTCTACGGAGACAGTACCTGGAAGGATGCCCCGTCTGGTGGCGGGGGAGGGTTGAACCAGTCCCAGGTAGATGCTCGTGTGGGCGCCCTGGTGGAGAACTTCGCTGAGGTGGGCAACAACGCCCAGATACCGGACTCGAAGATCCCTTCATCCATCGCCAGGGACAGTGAGATCCCCTCGAACTCCGCCATCGACGGAAGGGCGCGTGCCCTCATCGCGGATTGGGCGGAGCAGGGCAATGCCTCGGATATTCCGGACAGCAAGATCCCATCATCCATCGCCAGGGACAGCGAGGTTCCTTCCAACTCGGCGATCGACGGAAGGGCGAACGCCCGTGTGAATGCCCTGGTGGAGAACTTCGCCAAGGTCGGCAACAACACGAGGGTGCAGACGGCAAAGCTCGGCTCCGGCACGGCTGACTCCACGAAGGTGCTCTATGGGGACAGCACCTGGAAGGATGCGCCCGCAGGGACGACTACCTTTACGGGGCTGACTGATACTCCAAGTGCCTATACCGGAGAGGGCGGGAAGTTCCTGGCGGTGAACTCCGGTGCAACTGCCGTCGAGCTCGTGGATGCCCCTACCTTCACTTTGGGGGACAGCGCGGCATCGTTGTCCGAGGTGAAGCTCTCCTCGGCGCAAAATGTCCCCACGACTACGGTAGGCGCATGGACCTCATGGGCTACCCTCCTGACCAGCTCCGCACTGACCCATGCCGGTGTCATGGATATTACCGCTGTGATTCGTGGAAACATCACCACGGACACAACGGGTGGCGGAGACCGCGTCTATGTGGAGACACGTTTGGTACGAACCAGGTCAAGCGTGGATACCGAGATCGACTGGTCGATGATGTATATCCGAAACGGAGGAAACTTCGGAACGCAGGCACTGGAAGACGCCAGCCAGATGTTCGAGAAGGATCTGAACGTCAACGATACCGGTGTGGTTGGAGACACTTACAAGATCGAGTATCGCGTCATCAGCCAGGGCAACCTGCATACGGTTCAATTCACCACCGACTCGAAGATACAGGTGGTGAATCCTGGGAGTGGTGGTAGCTCATCTGGTGGCGGCGCCGGACTTACAGATGCGCAGGAAGAGGTTCTCGAAGATGCAGAGAACCTACAGGAGGTAATAAGATCTCCTGGTGCTTTTCTTGTTGATGGTTGTGAGGGAAGGGCTTTCAACAACTACAGCATCACGTTCACTACCCCTAACGCAGCAAAGGCTCCAGGACATTCCATTCCTGGTCTTCGTCCGGATGATAATGATTCATGGACGCAGATCAAGATCGGTACAGTCGACTGGGTAATCGTGAAGAACTCTGTATGGAATGAGCTTCCAGCGGTCAGTACTGGAACGATACTGAATGATACCAACTCGATAGCCCTGAATACAGGGGGTACCATTTATCGGGTCTGTAAAGGTGGTGGTGGATTTTCCACATTCCTGTCTTCGAGCGTTGCGGAGACGGTAACTTTCAGTATGCGTAGGTACCAGATCAAGCTGGACAAGGCACTTCTTCCAAATGGTGGAGATCTGAATTATGTTGCCATGACCCAGACACAATATGATGCCTTGGCTGTCAAGGTTCCCACGACTCTCTACCTGATCAGGTGATAAGACGATGCCACTGAAAGTAGGATCCACAGATGTGTCCAAGATTTATTTGGGATCCACCGAGATAACCAAGGCATATGTAGGTGCCAACGAGGTGTTTTCCTCTGCACCCCCTGCAGTTGCTACGGCAACCACCCTGTGGTTCGTCACTGGAAGTACCGCACGGGCATATACCGCAGCGACAAGGGCGAGAGATTCGAGCAAGGACATCACTCTTGCATCAAGAACTTACCGTAATGCCGTCTCCGATGGAACCACTCTGTGGTTTGTAAGTGGAGTAAATCTCATAGCGTATAATGCCTCCACAAGAGCAAGGGATTCGGCTAAGGATTTCAGTCTATCAAGTGAAGCAAGATGGATTTCAGCATCGGTATCAGATGGCACAACTATCTGGTTGAATACTGGAAGGTATACCAATACCCAGGCTTACACAGCAGCTACAAGGACATTAGATTTAACCAAGAGGTATGCTCAAGATAGAAATCTAGATGCTGCTGCTTATGCAAATGGTACTATGTGGTGGGCTGATGGAACTCGGGCAGTTGCGATAAACACAACAACAAGATCTACGGATCCTGGTAAAGATTTCGTTCTATTAACAAGGGATGCAACAGATGGAACCAGTGATGGCGTAACCTTGTGGTTCTTGTATACAAATGGAACAGTGCAAGCATACAACTCGGTATCAAGGGCTCGTGACAGCGCCAAGGACATCTCCCTGGGGTCTGGTACATGGGTCGCTGCTGTAGCCGCGTAAGACAAAAAGAAACAGGGCGACATCAGCCGCCCTGCTCCTGTCCTTCATACCGGCAGATCACTGCCGGACTGGACCCTCGACTTCGCCTTCGTGAGTCTCGCCGAGATCTCCACCCAAGCCACCACCGTCAGATCCCTCAGCCGTTCTGCATTCTTCCACTTCTGCCGAACCTCCATCTCCATCCTGTCCCTGTCGGGGTGGGCTGGATTCTGCTGCAACACTTCCAGATGTCCCCCAGACACCTCAAGCTCAGACATCGTCAGGGCATGGATGTCGTCCGCCATGTCCATCATCTCGTCGGGAGTGAGGTCGCGGGTGAGGCTGGCGAACTCGTTCTTGAACTCGCCGAACTTCCGGTCGGACATGCTGAAGACGCCGCGCCAGACGTTCTTCGGGTCATCGGCGAGGTCTCCCCACTTGTCATCTTCCTCCGGATCATCCTTCACCTGGGGATCGACGACCTCGGGTACGGGCTTCTCGATATACACCACCCGCTGCTCCGGTATCAGGCGACCGATGATGCCGAAGACGAGACCGACGACGACGAAGATGCCGAGGGCGTAGCTGAACCACTTGAATCCGCGAACAAACGGGTCCATGATGTTTCTCCTGGTTTCCGCACGGGATGTGTGCGGGTTCGGGAAATGATATAGTCCCGTTTGTCGTGTTTGATGCGGAACAACAGATCAGAGCAGGTACGTAGGGAAGATGGGCAGGTATGGAGGGCAAGCAGTGGAAGCCACCACCAGACTCGTGGCGCTGGAGCCGCTGGACTTGGAGAAGAGTCCGACCGGTGAGGTTCGCACGCGCTTCACGTCCCACGTTTTTTTCGGGCGCCTTGAGAGGGCTCGGCCAGGTACCGAGGAGTACAGCACCGGCATCGCGACCGGCAAGTGGCCGATTGTCTACAAGGTAAGGAAGACAAGCCTCCCTCCTGGCTTTGGACTATCCTGGCAGGTTCTCACCGAGGATGGTCAATCCCACGACGTAACCTCCATCACCCCAAGTGCCATTCCTACCCGCTCTGACCATATGCTTCTCACCCTCATTCAGAGGACAGCATGATGGCAGTAGCCAACTACGCCGGACTCGTGATCTCGCTGAACGGGATCGACGAGATCAAGGACAAGATCTGGCCCCTCAAGCGTCCCGAGAAGGAGAAGGGTATCCCGTGCATCGTCTATCACCCTCTTTTCGGCACCAATACTGAGGCGCTGGATGGATGGAAGCAAAACCAGACGGTGCAGATCGATCTTCTGGCGACCACCTTCGAGACTCTGACGAGATTGCAGGACAGGATCGTCAGCAAGCTGTACCATGACGGCGTTATCGCCCAGGCAGCCGAGGCACCGTTCATGCGATGGGAGAAAGACCTCACCGAGGTAGGTCTGTTTGTGGCTTCAACGGATGTGGTGATCCACTGATGGCTTTCTATGCGAGCATCAGCTTCGACGATAGAGAGATAATACTTCTCAGGGATTCCTTTCGCAAGGCTCCTGAGAGGTTCGCCAGGGTATTCGGCAGGGCTGCTTTGAAGGCAGCACAGGTCATCGAGCATGAGTTGGAGCACACGGCTCCTTATGACCCAGACAGGAAGGCAAGTGATCCAGGACGACATCTCGTGGATGCGATCTCTTCACATGCGCGGGACTATGTGATTTTTGGTAAGATGATCAAGAACGCCTCGGCAGTAGTGGGCGTTTGGGAGCCGCATTCAGTATTTGTAGAGTTTGGAACACGGACACCAGACAGGGCGCCGAATCCTTTTTTTCGGCGTGCTGTAAATGCATCTCGTCAGCGGGCGTATGATGTGCTCGTGAGTGAGGTAAGGAGGGGCATGCCTTCGCTGTCCCGTCGATAAACTCCAATACGGAGGGTAATACATTGGCAGAACTTCGCGGCGGCCTTTACGCGCCCCAAGGCCCAAGATCCACGGTCGAAGTACTGGTCGGTCCCACTTATCTTGAAGTGCCAGGGATCGAGTCCGTCCAGTATGACGCAGGAACTCGGGACAGCACGACCATCTCGGCACTGGAAGGTGAGGCAACCTCGCTCGGCGCTCCGTCGATCGAGCCGGTGTCCGTCACCCTGAGTGCCTACATTCCATCGCATCCGGTCTTCGCGATCATGCAGTCGAGCTTCGAGAACCTGACTGCCCTGTCGTGGAGGATCCGGACTCCGTTCAGCCCGAACGTCATCGCCAAGGGAACGGGACGGGTCACCCTGACCGGCTCCAGCGGCGCCAACAACGATGCCACCATTGGCTACCTGGTTCCAACCGTAGCCAATATCGCCCAATGGACGGACGGAACGGTCCAGCGGGGTATGGTGGTGTCTTTCGCCAGGACCACGGCTCCGACAGGGAACCATGATTACGTAGTCGCGTCGATCGACGTGGCGACGGACGGACGGACCCTGACTCCGCCTCCTGGCACTCCGACCGGTACGGCTCCTGGTGCGGTTCGGGTGAAGAACTATCCCGCGCTCAATCCGGATACCGTAGCCAGCCATGCGGCGGTCGCTTACACGGTGAATGCGCCAGGGTTCGAGTGGACGTTCTCGGCACGGATGGAGAGTGCGCCAGGGTTCAGCTTCGGCTCCCAGGCTTCCAGCCCGCTGACCGCCACGCTGAACCTGCGCCCGACCGTGCAGATTCCGTTCCCGTCGAAGTACTTGCCGGAAGATCGCTACTAAGCGGTCGCAGTAACGCAGCAAGCGGGGGCGGCGCGTTGTCGCCCCCGTAACTACAACAAGAGGTAGCCCGCAATGAAACGCGCAGACGTAGCAGCCCTCCAGAGACCGAACATCGACGTCCGTGTCGGTGGTAACGTCTTCACCCTCCACCCACCCACCTGGCAAGCCTACATCGCACTCCAGAAGACCCTTGCGAGATACAACAAGGAGAAGGATCTGGAGCATCAGGCCGACATCATGATGGAATCCATGGTCATGGCGATCTGTGCGACCCTGGAGTTCGAGGATGATGACGAACCGGTCACTCGCGATGAAGCAGAAGCCATCCTCTTCAACACCGGAATGCACAGCTCCCCTCTCGTCAAGGGAGCGATGGAGCAGTGTGGTATTCCGTGGGGAGTCGAGGAAGGTGATCAGGATGAGGGAGTAGATCCGACCGCGGAGAACCCTTTCTCGTAAGCCGTGCCCTGGGGATTCCCTTGTCTGAGTTGATGGCAAGGGTAACCCCACGGGAGTTCTCGATGTGGACGCGCCACCTGGCCAGCCATCCACTGAACGAAGACAAGCGCCTTCACCTCCTCGTTGCCAAGATATACGTCCTGCTGGTGCAGTGGGCGAGCGGTGGGAAGACCACCACCGACATCTATACCACTGCCCCGTGGCTGCGTCCTCCTGGCTATGAAGAGATGCTGAAGAAGAGAGCGGAAGCCTCGTTGAATATGGTGTACAGCAATGTCTACCATGGACTGGGGCTCTTCGAGATGAACCTCGCACCGGAGGACTGAAATCGTGGCTACTGCAAGAGTAGGGGGACTGCGTGCAGACATCACTGCACGCGACACGGGGTTCCAGCAGGCAGTCACCAGGACGGTCCGAAGCCTGAATCGGGTTCAAGCGACCTCTGCCCGTGTCAACAGGTCGTTTGCAACCCAAGCATCTACCGCAAGAAGGGTAACGAGATCATACAATCTCGTTGCCAGCGCACAGCAGGCTGTCACCAGGGCATCCAGGGCGATGACGGCGGTGACGAATATCAACATCGCCGCCATCAGGTCAGCCATCACCAGCATGTTCCGGTGGGTCGCCAGCCTGAACCTCGCCCGTCTCTCCACCATTGCCCTGAACGCAACTACCGCCATCCTGTCGGGAAACCTTCTCGAGGCAGCACGGACGGCAGCGGCATTTCTCGGACCACAAGCAGCCCTTGCTGCTGCCGCAATAGGGACCGGTGCCGCACTCTTCAGGATCAGCAACAGTTCGGATGCTGCTGCTGCTGGAATTGAGCGTCTGTCAGGGGTAACCGCAAGGTTCAACGCCGTCATCAACCGCCTCACCTCGGCAGCCGTCATTGTCGGTCTTGCTACGGCAGCAGGGCAGCTTGTCCGTAGCTTTACCAATGCCGTCGACTCCATCACCAACCTGCGTAACCGGATCGCCCTGGTATCCACCGCAGGGGAAGATGCCGCAGATACCCTGGAGAGGCTGAGACGGGTTGCCGAGAGCACCAGAACCTCCTTGAGGAGTACGGGAGAGATATACACCCGTCTTGCCGAGGCACTTCAAGGGGCAATACCTACCAACGAGCTCCTGAATGTCGTTGAGACCATCCAGAGGGCTGTGGTTCTGTCGGGAGTATCTGCCCAGTCATCCGATGCAGCCCTGACGCAGCTTGCCCAGGGTCTCGCCGCTGGTGCGCTGAGGGGTGAGGAGCTCAACTCCGTGCTGGAGCAGCTACCCAGGGTCACCAGGGTGCTGACGGACGAGCTCGGGGTCACCATCGGGCAGCTTCGGGACATGGCCGAGGCGGGACAGATCACCAACGAGGTCATCACCCGGGCATTCACCAACCAGGCATCCAGGGTACAGGAGGAGTTCGCTCAACAGGCGACCACTGTTGATCAGGCACTCACCGTTGCCTCCGACAAGTTCGTAACCCTTCTGGACTCATTGAACAGGTCTGTCGGGCTCACCAGAATCATTCTTGGTGGAATCACCGTTCTCACCACGTTATTTGAAGGATGGGAGATTATCTTTACTGCCATCGGCGATGGAGTAAAATCCGTTGCGGAGATAATCCAAAGGATTGCCAACCAGGGACCGGCACAGCAGGTACAGGTAATCGCTGGAACAGGTTCGGCACAGGAAGTAAGGGATCTCAGGGAGGAGTATGACAATCTAACCAACTCCATACCTCAGCTTGAAAGGGCAGAGGAAAGTCTTGCTGTCCAGGTTCGTGCAGCAAATAACCTGATCAGGGATCAGAGAGACATCCTTTCCAACATCGGAGATATTCCATCAGGGTTCAGCTTTGGCGCAGTCAGGTTCGGAGCCAGGGTTGTCACCGAGAGACGCCTGGATGATCTCCTGGAGAAGGCGCGTCCCCTTCAAGAAGCATATGGAAACATCTCGGATCAGCTTGATACCCAGAGAACCCGTTATGCCGAGGTCACCGAGGAGCTTCAATCCTTTGGACTTGAGGTAGATAGGACCAAGTTCGTACTGGATGAGCTTGCGAGGACGAATCCCAACGTCCTGTTGACCATCGAAGAGCTGGATGATGCCCTGACCATCGATCAGTGGTCTGCCTATACGGATGGAATCAATGAGGCTGCCGATGCCATAGATACCTTCTCGGACAAGTACAGGAGGTCTCTGGAGCATAACGAACGGGTCAGGATGAACATCGACCAGCTTGACTCCGCAATCGACGATGAGACCCACCTGAGACGTATCAATGCACTTCTTGAGAACAACGCCCAGATCTCGGAGTTCTTCAAGGAAGAAGTCGTAGAGACCGTTGATGAGTACGCTCGATGGATCGCCAACCAGCAGCGTCTCAACGCGGAGTTCCAGAAGGCAATCGATCTTGGGGTAGCTGCTGTCGGAGAGGACATCGCAGGAAGGATCCTGTTCGGTATCAATCAGCAATTCGAGCCGGTCATCCAGAACATTGACCAGCTTGACGAGGCACTGACGGACAGCCAGTGGGAGACGTATGCTGCTGCGGTGAGGGATGCCACCTCTGCCGTTGCTGCCTTCCGTGCCGACCAGGGAACGAACCTCGGCTTTGTCCGCAGTGATCGAGAGAACCTGGAGATCGACCAGCTTGATGCCCTGTTGGGTGACGAGCAGCACCTTCAATACATCCAGGAGCTTCTCAGGCAGAGCGGACAGATCGCCGAGCATTTCAAGGTAGAGGTAGAGGAGATTGTCGATGAGTATGCGAACTGGATCGCCGAGCAGCAACGTCTCAACGAGGAGTTCCAGAAGCTTGCAGATGATGAGCTGAGTGATGTAGGCGAGAGGATAGCGGGATCCATCAACTTTGCCGAGATGTCCGTGGTGGAGCTGTCAGGTGCTTTGGAGGATCTTGATGCGGCATTAACGGACGAGCAGTGGATCGCCTACAGGGATGCCGTCGAGGAGGCGAGGATCGCCATAGAGGATTTCTACGAGACACGCAAGAGAACCATCTCCAATCCTGAAGAGCTCACCATCGACCAATTGAATGCCCGTCTGGACGATGAGACACATCTGGAGCATATACAGCAGATTCTCAGCGACAATGCAGATATCGCAAGATTCTTCACCCAGGAGACGAAGGCAACCGTCAGCGAGTATGACCGCTGGATCGAGAGGATGCGCGAGCTTCACCAGGCAGCACAGGATACCCGTGATCTCGCCGTTGCCAGGACTGCCGAGGAGCTTGCCGGTGCCATCACCTTCAATGCCGCAAGTCGTCTCTCCGCCGACCAGCAGACCATCGAGGAGCTGGACGCCGCGCTGACCGATGAGCAGTGGATCCAGTATCGTGAAGCTGTAGATGCTGCTGCTGAGTCTATCGACCAGTTCAGGGAGAAGAACAAGTCGGCTTTCGAGCTACTCACCGAAGATGTCCGTGAGTTTGCAATGGCGTTGGGAGACAACATCGCCCAGAGCCTGGGTGATGCCATCGCTGGTGTGACCTCTTTCGGGGACGCCTTCCGCAACGTGGCGTCGTTCATCATCCGCCGTCTCATCCAGATGACCCTGGAGGCGACCCTGTTCCAGAATGCCTTGTCGTCAGGTGGCGCAGGTGGAGGAGGTCTCGGGGGTATATTCAGGAACATCCTAAGCTTGTTTGGCGGTGGTACCGGAGGCTTCCAGGGTCCCCACCGCCAGCTTGGTGGTCCAGTGAGTGCCGGAAGATCTTATGTTGTGGGTGAGGCTGGTCCGGAAATATTCTCACCAGGGACATCGGGTAGCATCATCCCCAACAGCCAGATCGGTGGGGGTGGTATCGGCAACCTCACCATCCAGGTAAATGGTGTACAGGACCCGACCATTGTGCGAAGTGAGATACTTAACGCTCTTCCAATCATCACGAGAGAGGTCAAGGGAGAGATCACCTCAGGATCCATCCGCCCGTCGCAGACGAGACGATCCCTGCGGGTCGCGGTTGCATAAGGAGAGAGTAATGCCAGCCCTTCCATACCCAGTCGCCAGCTACCCGAACGATCCCCTGGAGATTCCAGTCGATCCGATGACGGACATCGGCATGGAGATATACCATCCAGGTCTGATCCACCACGAGTCATCCTCCGGTGCGCAGTTCTTCCTGCGCCGTGGGCTGCCAAGGTGGAGGGGGAATGCCTCGTGGGCGGCGCTCTACACGAACTCGGAGAGGGCGGGGGCGATGGAAGGTTACCTGACGTCGATGTCGGAGGGACTCTACACCAGCACCCTGAAGCACGGCAGACAGGTGTTGAGGCAGGCTACCATCAACAAGCGAGGTTCCGGTATCGGTGTCGGCACGATTCCGGCAGCAACCCAGACGATAGATGGGGTATTGGTAACAACCAAGCCTGGTGAGGTATTCAAGATATCTTCAGGAGATCTCTCCGATAGGATATTCATGGTTACATCGGTTTCAGGAAACAACATCACCTTCGTTCCTGATATAGACATCTTCGGGAATGCCGGTAGTGTTGCCCTTAACCAGTCCAATGCCAACCTGTTCCTGAAGGTACGCGCCACCCCAGGCAGCACCATCAACCTTCCCAGGAACAGGACTCTCAGCGGACCCTGGAACATGTCCTGGATAGAAGGAGTCCTTTAATGTCCAACAACGCCTACTACCACTGGCTACTCCAGATCGGCGACGCTACTACTCTTCCCATCAGGAGATGGTGGTCTGGATCGAATGACCTCACCTTCGACAGCCATACCTGGGAAGGCACCACCTCGGACGAGACAGCGGGCTCCCTGGTGTTCATCTCCTCCATCGAGGAGTCGGCGGACGTCCCCGAGACACGGCTACAGATACGCCTGAACGTCACCAGTGAGAGTGTTCGCAGATTGTATTCAATGGACTTCGGTTCCCCACGGGTACTTCTCCAGTGGATATATTCGATGGATGGTGTCGAGTGGACGAAGCTCGCCAGGCAGTATCGCGGCAGGGTGTCCCGCGTCATCTCCGATGGTGGGGCACTTACAGTAGAGGTGGAGTCCAGGACGGGAGACATCGACAGGGGGCTTGTCATCTACTGGAACGACGAGTCCCATCGGCGCAGGTATCCAACCGATACCGGATTCCGTCATCTTCGTAACCTTCAAGAAGTGGGAGCACAGGTCACATGGCCGTTCAAGTACGACTGAGCAAGCAGGATGCGATTCTTCGTGTCTTCAATGACCACCAGGGAGACGTGTACTCCTACAAGGACGGGCTGTGGTGCGCTCCTCTCGTCCGTGAGTATCTACAGCACGTCACCGGAGAGGTAGCCGAGAAACACAAGGGAGAGAAGATGACGGAGATGTCCGCCATGAAGTATGCCATCAAGAACGGCGGGCTTCTGTCCATCTACCAGGAGTGGTTGGACTCCCTGCCGATGGTGCACAAGGATGAGCCGTCCAACATGGAGATTGGCGATGTCGCCCTGGTCGGTGGTCCCGAGTGCCCTCCCTTGGTATCCAACCACGGGACGGAGTATGTCTGCGGCAAGCATCGTTCCCTGATGGGTATCGTTGATGGCAGATGCAACCTGATGCACTGGACGGACAAGGGACTCGGTATTCTTGTGAGTGATTGGATACCCTGGACGAGGGTGGTATATCGTCCCATCATCAAGGAGATATAACAGTGCCCGCCAGTATATTGATCAGCACCATCATCAGCGGAGCCGCCGGATTCGCCCTGGGCGCAGGGGGGCTTGCGGCATTCACAACCGGTGCCCTGCTTGCCGGACTGAAGGCTGGCGTCATCACCGGCGCCCTGGGCGGGATGCTGCAGATGGTGACGGGGGCAGCCCGCCAGTCTGCCCGACAGGGAGGCAGTGGACCACGAAGGGAGAACGTGGCAGACAGCATCCCTGCCCGATGGATATTGGGACGCCAGAGGGTGTCGGGGCAGATCATATTCCTGGGTGAAGATCCGGACAACGGACTTGCCTTTCACATGATGATGGTGCTGTGCGAGGGAGCCATTGAGGGTATCGAGAAGCTGTACGTCAATGGTGAAGAGGTTCCCCTTGTCATATCGAAGACAGAGCTTGCCGCCGTACCTGGGAGGGTAATCAACGACCAGACCGTCTATGCAGCGCCAACCACCCGCTATCGCCCCGACAGGGATGGGGATGGACACATCGTCGTCCATATCAGCGGAAACGCAGAAGGAAGGAACGAGACGAACCTGGGCGCCAAGTTCCAGGACTGGCAGGCGACCGACAAGCTGGAGGGGCTGTCCTACGCCCACATCACCCTCTGGCAGGATGGAGACAGGGAGAAGCCCTTCTACCGCCGCATTCCCAATATCGAGTTTCTGGTGAAGGGCATCAAGATTGCCCTGCCCACCGCAGGCGCAACAGGGGAGGCGGCACCAGTATGGTCGGACAACGCCGCCGACATTCGCTACTGGTGGCTTCGCGTCCGCAGGGGATATGCCGAAGAGGACATCGATCGCGCGTCATACCGTGCGGCCCGTGCCGTTTGCGGGACCCAGATAACCAGGGCGATACCTCCCAGCCTCACCCATCTATATCCCAGCACCCATGCCCAGTACACCATTAACGGTGTCGTCGACAGCGCGGATGATGCGGCCGAGATTGAGTCATTGATGGACTTCAACTGGCAGGGCACCACAGTTGAGCGTGGGGATGGAAAGATCCACATGATGCCAGGAACGGCTGGCTTGCCTGAATTAACCATCACCGAGGACTGGATCAAGGCAAGAGGACCCCTGGTGGTCTCGCCCCCCATTCAGGAGAGATACAACGGCTATACCGCCCGCATCGTCCAGTCCCATGCACACGGCTACCAGGAGGTGGACGTCCAGGAGTTCATCGACACCGATGCCCGTAGAAGGGATGGCGAAGCAAGGACCGCCGATCTGGGACCGCTTCCATTCACCACCGACTCGGTACAAGCCACCTGGCTGATGGTGGTTCAGGCAAGACGCGCCAGGAACGCCCGTTCATGGTCCTATGCCTACATGCCGTCCGCGCCGAACGGGGTATTCAGCGCGATGCAGGTGTTCCCTGGAATGACTGTGCAGTTCACCGACAGCGAGTATGGATTGACGAACCAGCTTGCCTACGTCCGTTCCACCGAGATACAGCCCACAGGTGGAGTGGATGTAGTCCTTGAGGAGATCAAGGCGAACTTCTTCTCTCCGGAGCTTACCGTGAACCCAGGGGTAGAGGCGATTCCTTTCCTGGCCATTGGCGGATCCACTGCTGGCTTGTACCTGGTCAATGGCGCAACCGGATCTGCGAGAACGGTAAGCGCCACTGGAAACTACTCGGACATGTTCTCCTCGGCATGGGAGGGAGGACATCTGTACCGGTATGACAGGAGAAAGGTGGAACGTATAGAAGCCACCAACGCTGAAATCAAAAAGGTGTGGAATATCACCGGAGGATCGGGAGCAGCATCCAGTACCGCGATGTCATCCGATGGCGTAGTCTTCATCAAACCGGCAGCACAGGCCAAGATCTTCAAGATTGACTTGAAGACTTCGATTACCTCCCTGGATGATGATGACAACATCGTTAACACCGTTACGGCTTCCAGCTTCGACCTGCGGACTGACCTACCTATATGGGGACTCACCTTCATCGGTGATACCTTATATGGAATTTACTCCACCACGAGTGGACCCAGGGTCTACTATCTCTGTACTTTCGATCTCACTACTCTGGTTTTCTCCACGGTGTTCGGAGGTGATTTAACCTATGGTCTTAGAGATACATCAATGGGTGTACGTGGTATGTGCACCCTGGGTAATACTATTATTGCCCTGGTGTCGACCATTACCGACCCGAAATCATTCTTTATCTACAAGATTGACAAAGACACGGGAGTATGGTCCAAGTTCCTTGACGACGCCATCGAGGGATTAGCAAGCGACAATGCCTCCATCGAGGTAGTCCCCAGCGGCACGGTATCGGTAGCTCCTCCGGAGACGCCTCCTGTCGGCTTTACCGTCAGTACCCTGGATGATGGAACCCGCAGGTATTCCTGGCGCATCGTCGGCAGGGAAGTGGATATCGCAGGGGTGAAGATTCGATATGCCCTGACCGATGCCGCGTGGGACGATATGAATTCCCTCCACGAGGGACTGCTTACCTTTTCGCCGTGGGAGAGCCAGCTTCCTCTTACCGCAAACAACGTGGATGTGTGGTTCGAGATACGAACGGTGGATCACGGAAGCAAGATATCCAGCGTTGGATCCAGGACGATGGCGAGGTTGGGGCCACCACCTTCCGCCAGCGTAGGCAACTTCCGTGGCGACTGGATGGTGGGAGTAGCATACAAGGAGAGGGACATTGTTCGTCTTCGCGTGGTGGGAGGAGACGAGACCGTCAATGGACTCTACATCTGCACGGAGGCGCATACCTCCACCACCTCCAACAAGCCACCTGCCGAGACGTACTGGGATCTGTATCTGCTGGATGGAAGATATGGCGAGGACGGGCTTGGTGTGGAGTATATCTTCACCAGAACGACAGATCCGACACTCACCAGGGACAAGCATCCCCTGAATACGTGGAAGTATGACGAGCCAGGTACTGTGGGAGGGCAGACCTGGACGGACAACGTAGTCAGTGTAGATGCCACCACGCGCTTCCTGTGGCAGGCGTCCAGAAGAGTCACGGGACAGCCCAATACAGGCGATGACGTTCCGGCAGACTGGACGCTGCCTGTCATCATCTCCTCATGGGGAAGCGGCAGGAAGGGAGATCAGGGAATACCTGGCGCAGACGGTGAGGACGGACAGGGTTTCGAGTACATCTTCGCCGTTACCAACAACCGGACGCTGCCGTTGAACCAGCGTCCCCTGGACACATGGCTGTTCGATGCCGGAGGCACCAGGGGAGGAGTCACCTGGTCAGACGGCGCACCAGAGGTAACGAAGGACAACCAGTACCTGTGGCGTTCCCAGAGAACCATCATGGGGGATATCTCCAGCCCTGGGACGAACGACGCCAACTTGACAAAGGGAACGTGGACAGTACCGCAGATCATCTCCTCGTTCGGCGTAGGTATAGACGGGGCGGACGGAGCCGATGGACAGGGCTTCGAGTACATCTTCACCGTCACTGCCGAGGACACCCTCTCCAGCGACAAGCATCCCCTGGATACCTGGCTGTTCGATGCCGGAGGCACCAGGGGAGGGGTAACATGGTCGGATGGCGCCCCTCCCGTCAGCGCCACGATGCGGTATCTGTGGCGTTCCCAGCGTACCATCATGGGAGACATCTCCAACCCTGGTACAAGTGACGCCAACTTGACGAAGGGAACGTGGACCACTCCACAGATTGTCTCCGCATGGGGAAGTGGCATCAAAGGCGCAGACGGCTTCGATGGACAGGGCTACGAGTATATCTTCGCTATCACCAATACCCGTACCCTGCAATCCACACAGAAGCCGAACAACGCATGGCTGTTCGACGCAGGGGGAACGGCGGGAGGGCTGACGTGGTATGACGGCGCACCGGACGTCACATCCACCATGCGCTTCCTGTGGCGGTCGCAGAGAACCGTCATGGGGGACATCTCCAGCCCTGGGGCGAACGATGCCAACTTGACGAAGGGGACGTGGACAGACCCGAAGATACTGTCCACCTGGGGATCGGGTGTCGATGGCGCAGACGGCGCAGACGGACAGGGATACGAGTATGTCTTCGCCGTCACCACCAACAGCAACGCCATTCCCGTCAACCAGCGTCCCGAGAATACCTGGAAGTTCGATCGTCCCCAGACCAGGAATGGATTGAGATGGACGGATGGGGCACAGGACGTCACCCGAACCAACCGGTATCTGTGGAGATGCGAGAGGGTGGTGTCTGCCGATCTCGATCCTGGGGATACCGTACCCTCTACATCAACATGGGGTCCTCCGCATATTGTCGGGGCATGGGGCAACGATGGAGTCTCCGGCAGCGATGGCGCAGACGGGCAGGGCTTCGAGTATATCTTCGCCGTCAACAACAGCGACTCCGCCATATCCAGCTCACAACGTCCTCTGGACTCGTGGCTGTTCGATCGTCCGCAAACAAGGGGCGGACTCCGGTGGACGGACGGGGCACAGGGAGTAAGCGAGACCAATAGATACCTGTGGCGATCACAGAGGACCATCAGGGGGGACATCGACAACAGGGGCACCAGGGACGCCAACCTCACGAAGGGAAGATGGACGACGCCAACCATCGTGTCCACCTGGGGCAGTGGAGTTGACGGGGAGGATGGGGATGACGGTGCCGGTGTCGAGTACATCTTCGCAAAGACGGCGAAGACCGTTACCAGAATTCCATCGACACAGCTTCCTCTGGCGACATGGAAGTATGAGCAGCCAGGAACCAGAGGTGGATTGAGATGGACGGACGGGGGGCAGGAGCTCTCAAAGGGAGAGGTTCTGTGGCGTTCAGAGAGGCGGGTGGAAGGATCTCCTGCCGTAGGGAGTACGGTAAGCCCTGGGACATGGAGCACCCCTGTCATCGTCGGGGCGTATGGCGACGATGGTGATGATGGAGACGACGGGGAGGGAACCGAGACCATCTACTGCCGTGTGACCAGTGTTTATCTCGTCAGTGCCACTGCCACCACCAAAAGTCTGAAAGGCAGCACCAACAGGGGATTTTGGCCAAGATCCACGTTCAGGTATAAGAGCACCAGAACCCAGCTTAGCAGTAGTAGTACCGGATACGGACTCACTCTCAACTGGTTCTCCTCCAGACCACAGGCCACCAAAGACCGGCCTTATGTATTTTCCAGCGACAGGGCCATCAAGGGATCACCAGCAGTGGGATCTACAATTACCCCTGCCACCAACTGGAGTAGACCGGTTCTCATCGGGGAGTACACCGCCCCGACAGAGCCGGAAGATCCGTCAGCGAACACCAACGGAGTATACTACGACCTTGGTGACACGAGGATTGCCTACGGATTCTTCAGCACCAGAAGCTCCTCAGGAGCAACCAGACCTGGTGAGTGGAGGATAAGTGTCTTCAATGAAGACACAGCCAACCTGATCATAAAGAACGTTGATTATCTTCCCTATACGGGAAGTCCACACATAACGGCTGGCTCAAGAAGGATTCAGCCTGCTTGGTGGACGGCAAGGTTCGCAGGGGGATTTCGATCGACCCCAACAGCAAGCACCGCTGCGATTGTCGGACAGATCCAGACGCGCAGTCTGGGAAGAACCTCGGTGCAGTATCGCATCCGTGCCGGCACGCCGAGGATCGAGAGAGGAGGAAGTGAAGGCAGTGTCCAGGCTGTCGTATATCCGGTACAGTCTGTCTTTTACCAGATGATAGGCACCAAGCCATCATAGAAGGAGATACCTCATGAACGACCCAGGACTGGTAATCCAAACCTGGCACATCTTCCTGGGAGCCATCGGCATCATCGGCTCCATCATCAGCATCATTGGGGGATACCATCGAATCGCGGTGCTACCGGAGAGGCAGAGACGGGAGGAGGTGTCGAAGCGCCTCTATGAGCTGGAGAGGAAGCAGTCCCTCCAGGAGCAGCGACTTGAGCATGGGAACCAGAAGTTCGAGGATGTAATCGAGACCATCGAGAAGCTGAGGAGTGAGCTACGCTCCGACCACGAAAAGCTTGAAGGTAAGGTCGATGACATCCAGAAAACCTTGGCGGCGTCTATATGGCGTGCAGTAGGGGAAGAACGATAGTATTAGCAGCACCCAATCCACAACGAGGTAGCCCACAATGCCTTTTAACAACGAGGTTCACAAACACATCCTCGAGAAGCTGAAGTACTGCTGGTTTCAATACACCGATTCCAGCGGTGTCGATCATTCGATCAAGACCGAGGAGGTGGTGTCCATCAGGGACGACATCAGCAAGAGCAGGAAGCACGTCATTCTCAGGACGAGGGACGGTCATGACCACAGGGTTCCTTTGACGAATGGGGGGACGTTTCGTATCCCGACAGTATTCGGTCCCACCAACAGGGAAGGACCGATGCCGCAGGTAGAGGTCAAGACCAACCTCGACAAATGGATAGACGGAAGCATCAGAACTGAGCAAGACATCAACGAGTTCGAGAACATCCATCCGAAGGTGGAGCAGGGCATCGAGTACATCTTCGCCGCCACCAGAAAACCGGAGATGCTTCCCCAACACCTCCCCCTGGACTCGTGGCTGTTCGATGCGGGTGGTGAGAGGAACGGCTTCCTGTGGATGACCCAGTGTCCCGCGAAACCGGTAGATGGAGATTCCTGGTATATCTGGCGGTCCGAGCGTACCACTACCGGAGACACCGGCAACCCTGGTGCGAACGACTCCAACATCGGCAAGGGACGGTGGAGTCATCCCAGGATGATCGTCTCTTACAACGACGCGAGAGGTGGAATGTAATGGAACACAAATACTGGAGCATTGGCTACCTTGCAGGGTTCGTGGTGATAGTCGTAGTTGCCTGCATGTCGTTTCCAGTCAATGCCCATGACCCCGAAGCCGAAGTCACGGAGCTTCAATGGCGTAGCGAGGGGACTCTTCCTGCAACTTGGGAGGGGACATACCATCGCACCACAATCCCGCAAGGCGAGACCTTCAGGGATGCCATCCCCATCACGCACGTCGGGGACGGAAGCGTGCGTGTCGCCTATGTTTCCGGTCCCCCCGCTTGTGTATGGGAGGCTCCGTCCCTGGCGCACAAGGTAGGCGGCGGGCGCACCCTCGCAGAAGTAGGTAATGAAGCTTGGCTCAAGGGCGGCTTCGGCGGGGTAGTGTACGCAGTTGCCGGTCGAACCTGCGAGGGGTTCGACATCGACCTCTGCGATACGGTGTGGTGCTGAGATGAGAGCATTGAGTCACGACGAAATCCTGAAGCGTATCGAGGCACACCTGATCCTTCTCATCGACAAGGTTAATCGCATCGAGGACTGGATAGATGAGAGGACTCCTCAGCCCGAAGCTGACATCTACTGCGAGATGGTGAAGAAGCGCGTAGGGATGGGGAAAGGGTGTTCCTGCACGACCGAGACTGGATGCACCTTCAAAAGGGAGCGCGTCAGGGTTCCCCACCCTGATTCATATTGAGGAGGGTTCATCGTGAGCACCGGCAGAACGACGGACGACCGCGACACGGACTATCGCCGTCATAATGAACTTCTGTCCCACCTGAAGAACATCACCGAGCGGCTGGAACGCATCGAGATGGAAGTCCTCAACACCAGAAAGCCTCGTCCCTCCCCGTATGTTCCTCGGGGAGAGGAGGCGGAGTGGATGCCATGAACTATATCTTCAAGAGCTACTCGCAGCAGCCTGGACGTCCGGTCAGTGAAGAGATCGGGTTCCTGCACGTGCGGGAGACCCAGGACGGGAACTACTTCGTCTGCGAGCGCGAAGATCCGGAGAGCGCCTACATGCGGCGCAGTGATGACGTATACTCGAAGGAGGAGGCGCTGATAGAGATGGCGCGTATACTCAATGTGCGGCGCAGTACCGCCCTTTGCGATCTCGGCAATGTGCGCCGCAAGATCCGTGACTTCATGCAAGAGGCAGCGCCATGAAGGTATCAATCTCAAAGGTCAACCACCCTCAAGGAGTTCGAGGACTTCGTGAGGCTGAAGCAGGGATACCAGGGGAGCTATGAGCGATGGGACTTCTATCAGCGTTGTTTCCATCGGCCAAGGCAGCCGGTGATGTCGTCAAGAGTGCGACCGACCTGATCGATAAAGCATTTTATACAGATCAGGAGAAGGCGGACGACGCCCGCAAGATGAAGGAGGAAGCAGTCAACCAATACCTGAAATGGCTGGAAGCCACCAGCGGGCAAAACAGGGCACGCAGAGCCATCGCCCTCACCATCACGGCACTATGGGCTCTCACGTGGCTGCTGTCGTTCATCACAGCCCTTGCGACCCCGTGGCTGTCCCAGGCATACCATCTACAGATGACAGCGACCACCGAGGCACTTCAGGCTGCTGGATCGGACATCGGCACCCCGTTCATGATGGTGCTGGCGTTCTACTTCTCGTCCAGAATGTTGGATGTCTTCAAGAAGGATGGAGACAAGAAGACATGAAGGAGTACCAGTGCCTCATCGTAAGTGACTCCATCATGACCGTCCGTGCCAACTCCCCACAGCAGGCACGGCATGTGGCGATTGAGGAGCTCAAGAAGTATCCTGACCACTTCTGCCGTGTGGCAGAGGTATTTCCAAAAGGGGAGGAGAGGAAGTCTTTCCCTGCCGACCACCTGAACCCTCCTCCTCTCAACCCGACACCGACACAAGGCGGAGATGTCGCATGATCAACACACAGAAGCTGCTGGAAGACATCAGGGAACATGAGGGATGCAAGCTCCACGCATACAAAGACACCGTTGGTGTGCTAACCATCGGTGCGGGCGCAACCTATTATCCCTGTGACATGACCCTGATGAATCGGACAGTATCGGCAGGTGATGAGGTGGAGGAAGACGACGTCATCACCAGACAGCAGGCAGACATGATGCTGGAGATGCACCTGGACATCGCCATCGACGATGTGGACCGTCATCTGTCGTGGGTGGATAACCTTCCAGACCCCGCCCAGGAAGCACTCTACAACATGTCCTTCCAGTTAGGCATCAGCCGTCTCTTGAAGTTCAGCAAGATGCTTCAAGCTGTCAGGCACCGCAGATGGGGTGCGGCGATCTGGGAGGGATACGACAGCAAGTGGCGGTCACAAACACCGAAGCGATGGGAGTATGTGGCGAAGAAGTTCGTCGAAGCGGACGGCTATTTGACTTGACCCACCTGGTTGTGGGCAGGGACATCTACGGATGTCCCATTGGCGTCGTTCTCAGGAACGGCGCTTTTTTAGTGTAACCGTTTCAAACAACACCAAGCATCCATATTATCTCAGCGATCCAGGACAATCCCGTCTTGGACACAAGGAGAATTACTATGATCCATCCATTGACATTGCTGGCGGTGGGAACCTGTGCGGTAGTGATAGGCGAGAAGATCGCAGTTCACTTCGGCAAGAAGAGGGGTGTCGCAGCTGTTCTGGAGATGAATCGCCGCAAGCGCAAGGAACGTCGCAGGAACACCATCGTCGCCACCGCTGTCCTCTGCATCACCGGCATCACCGCCGCGTGGTTCTACGTGGCGTCAACGCCGATCCTCTAAGGGTCGGTACCAGCAGGATGGGGACGCAATCCCGCGTCCCCAGGATACAGGAGATAGAGATGAACGCTGACACCATCAGCAAGCTGAAGGAAGCATGGAAGCTCTGGAACCAGCCAGAGCGCACCCAGGGTGACGTGGATCGCATCAACGCGATCAAGAACGAGCTGAACTGGCGACACAACAAGGACGAGCTTCGCGCTCACCTTGCCGCCATTCGCTCCTGAGTAGTACCCAGCCCCAACAACAGGGGAAGGGAGAAGTAGAGACGCCAACCGGCGTCTCCGGCGAAGGGACGCGACCTGATAAGGGATGGGAAACCATAGGCCGATCTCAGGCGCGGACGAACCCGAAGATGGGAGCCATATGGCTCCCTTTTTTTGTGATCCTCAAGAGGTATCGAACCTGATGTGACTCACTGCCAGTCCATTGGTAATCTTGGAGTGTATCCACCTCTCGCAGTCCCTCTGTGAGGCAGGACCGAACAGGGCGATTCCTGGCTGTTTGGTGATAACTACGTGGTAGATGCCGTTGAGACCGGCGATGATGGATACGTCCTCTTCCTCGACGTGCTTCAAGGACATCGAGACCTCTCCTCTTCAATACGCTTCATGACAATGGGATGCCAGGCAAGGATGGCGAAGTGTATCAATCGCTGGATGGGTGTCTCGAAGTCATCCACCTCTGCCTTCAACCTCTGTATCTCTTTCAACTTCTCCATGTCGCGTCTCTGGATGCGGGTGGTAATCTGGTCGGTGTATCTCATCACGTCTCCTGGTCGTAGTCGAAGTCCGTCTGGTCGTAGACGTCCCGTGGATGTTCAACCACCCACACACTCGGGCTCACCCTGACGGCGGACATCCCGCAGATCTGGCAACGCCTCGTCATGATTGGATGGTCGTACAGGACGGTTGGGACTTTGATCCAGGGTGTGAATACGTGATGGCAGGTCATTGATAAATCCTATGAACCTCAATGATGGTACGCCCCTCATCAGGATACGCCCAGTGCTTCCACGCGGACAGCATTACAATCTGCTGGTCGTCCTCGAAGACGACACCGTTCAGGGCATCGTTAGCCAGCTTCTCCAGGTTGTCCAGATCCACCTTCTTCATGCAGTGGACAGGCTCTTTGTCGCTGGTGAGTGAGTACCCTCCCTCCATCATCTCCTTCTGCTTCTTCTTGGAGTACGTCTTGTTGATGGGAAAGTAGAAATCCATGAATACCTCGACCGGACACGTCAAGATGTCCTTCCCGAACATCTGCACCATTGCTTCATCACGAATCAACTTCTCGTGCTTGGCGGTACGGGCGGGGGTGTATGCCCTGCCCTTGCTGAACCTCGGGCGTCCCTTTGGTATGGGACGCCCTGGGACGGTAATCCTGACGTAGGGATTGATGTCCTTCATGCGAAGAACTTGCCCGCCACGACCACCACCACACCGATGGCGATGACACCGAGCACCACCATCTTCGTCACGTGCTTCTTGTGCTCCTGGAACTCCGCCACGACCTCCTTCTTCTTCTGGCGGATCTTGCGCTTGACACTGTCCAGCTTGGCAGACACATCGTCTTTGGGTGAGACCATGATGAAATCCTCGTTGGGGGAATAGGGAATGACGGACATATCATCCGTGTAATGTGATGTTCCAGCCGCATTATCACACGAAGATATATCTCATGTATTGGGTGCCCCCCAATACAACGCCAGAGGAAACAACCAATGATGGACAAGTTCGCAATGGACGCAATGGACGCTGAGGACAGTAAGAAGGAAGAGGAGATGAATACCCTTCTACTCAACCTCCAGGATGAGATGGTGAAGTCACGTGAGTTCAGGGAGACCACCATCGAGCTCGTCAGGAAGATTGGAGAGAGCACCTCCAATCAGGGTGAGGGAATCAAGACGTTCATTGACAAACAGACCCACTGGATGGGTACTGTCGATACCATAATCGACAACCTGAAATCCCGCCTCTCCCTGATGGAGGCGCAGGTCGACGAGCTCAACAAGCTGAAGGAGAAGCACGAGAAGCTCGACGGAAGCCTCCAGATGACAGACAGGATACTTGCCCTGTTCCTCACTCCCAAGTTCTTCGCCCAACTCCTGGCGAAGGCGGAGATCACGCTGACGAGGAACGGGATGGACGATCCCGAGATAACCGATGAGGAGAAGAAGGTGATGGAGGAGTACCATCCAACCTTCCCCGAAACAATACAGAAATTCACCGATGCAATCATGCTGCTGAAAGAGGGACTCGTCATCATGAACATCGCAGTTGGAGACGAGATATACGAAGACATCGTCACCAAGCTGAACGATACCGGCATCAGTCCCGAAGACGTCTCCCATCTTCCTCCCAAGGAGATTGTCGACAAGATGATGAAAGCCGCCCCTCCCGACACCACCCTCAGCAGCCTCGCCGACCGCGTTGAGGCCATCGAGGCGAAGGTCAACCAGTAACACCCACCAAGAGGAATCAGCAATGACCACAGTAGATATCGACATCTCGGCACGTCTCGGCAACATCGAGGAGCGTCTCACCAAGATCGATGAGCGTCTCTCCAAGGTCGAGAAGAACGACTGCAAGTTCCAGGACGTCTACAACAACACCACCCTCATGTGCTGGCTGGCACTGGGCAGAAAGACGAGCAACGAGAAGTTCGACTGGGCGGTGAAGATCAGTGATAGAATCAAGATCTGTCAGGAGTCTTACCAACTCTCTCACGAGGCGAAGGAGGTCATGGACGAGATGGAGAAGACGGGTGCCCTGACCCTCAGCAGCGTGGCCGACCGCCTGATGGACATCGCCGATCGCCTGGCTATCGTCGAGGCGGCATCGGTGGAGGGAAAGATCAACCAGTGAGGACATCGCAATGCTCCTGCCGATACCACCACCCGAAGAGATACCCCGCTTGAAGACCACCCTTGAGGAGAAGAAGCCGCTGCCAGAGGGCAAGCACATCTTCAGCGCGAACGGCTGGCTTACCGTCAAGGGTCCCGAGAAACATCACTGGGCGCATTACCGCATTGCCGACATCAAACGCATCGTCAGGACGGGACACATGGAGTCCATCATCCGTGTCGACGGGAAGCACTTCAAGGTTCCGTTACCGCACGATGAGGTTCTCGCTGCGTGTATCAACGTCAAAGATTGACCCACGGAGAAGCTGGCCCACCCCCTGGCAACTGGCCACCAGGGGGTGTTGAACTTCTCCGTACCACCAAGAGGATGAAGAATGAAGATACCAACAGGAGCAGTGCTTCGAGATGAAGAGATAGAGGAATCGGTCGTTGGATTCCACGGGAACACCCGAACCGTTTCCACCTTCCCGAAGATCGACCTCGACATGGAGCGTCTGGCTGAGTTCTCCAGCAAGCAGGTGCCAGGCAGGTATGGGCACAAGAATGGCTACACTGTTCTTGTAGACGAACCTCACCCGATGGCTCATATCAGGACCCCAAAATATTACGATGCCTACCATCTACTGACCAAGGTGGGTAATTTTGATAGTGAATTCGGGGTAGTCAAGCTGACCGCTGAGGATTGCAAGCGGGATGACGTCCAGGAGGCATTAATCACCGTGATCAAGGATCTCAAAGGAGTGGGAGAATGACAAGCGATGCAGCAGCAAAGATATTCGCCCTGCCCATCCTGGTCGGCATCATCGGCGGCATTGTATTTGGGCTGTACTGGGTGGGCAGCGTGGTATTCTCCATTGACTCCAATCTCGGCTGGGGTCTGATCGGTTTCTTGGCAGGTTCAGTAACGACTGGATTCCTGACCTATATGGATTCCATCAACAAGAAAGTCAAAGAGGACTTGACTCGTGAGCAAGACATACAACGTTAATGTCCGTTTCATGGGAGCCCGTTCCTACCAGGTGATAGCCGACAGCGAGAGAGAGGCATGTGATGCGGCAGAGACCCTGGCGAGGGCTGAGCTACACTTCGGGTATGGTGATACCGACTTTGAGGTGATCGACAGGGACATCGAGACCGACATTGACTCTGATGGACCATATGAAGCCAGCAAGGTGTTCGAGACGATGAACGAGCTCGGGCATGGGGGCGTGTGGAATAAGATGATGAAGGAGAAGACATGAAGGAATACACGGTGAGGGTAACCGGCTCGGTGGCAGGCGTCTACAAGGTAGCCGCCGATACCGAGGACAACGCGCACGAGGCGGCATCGAAGCTGTTCCTGGCAGAGATGATGGTTGGAAACTGGGATGATGAGATCGATATCGTCTGCACCCAGAACGAGGAAGACGACGAGGGCTGCGACAGGACCTATGACGCCGAGAAGATTCTCAAGGTAGCAGAGTATGGTGACTTGAAGGGTGTCTACGAAATCATCTTGGAGGATTAGTGATGGAGTACCCACCGACTATGGATACCAGCACCTACCAGGACCTCAAGGTCTGCATCCGCAGGAGGTATGACGGCACCGGCTACATGTACATCGACGTCGACAGGAAGCAGGTACAGGGCAGGAGGATAAGCGAAGAGTCCATGACGGAGCTCTCCAACATGCTGTCCGTTGCCTACGAGAGCCTGATGAATGACGGCGAGACACATTCCAGCCAGGCACTGGACTTCCTGTGGGACCTCAGGAACGTGGTGTCCGGCGACGAGATACAGGAGAAGCACTGATGAAGATTGAAGTCAAGCTGACCAGCGAGATGGGTGATGGAATCAACCACAAGTCCTCCTTCAAGGTGGGACGGCTGAACGGAGATCACATGCACGAGCTTGCCGAGCTCACGATGAAACACGACAAAGTCACCCAGGATACCTTCGTTGTCTTCGATGCGTTGAACCGGATGTTCTGGAATGCGAGAAACCACTTCCAGTCGGTGGAGAAGTAGCCCTGAAAGCCGCGACCGGACATCGCCTGTGATACCTGTGTCTCCTCTGGCGGGGTGAAGGTGGTGTCCGGTCGCG